TAATTTTAACAGTGGAAGGTGCCACAGTTGGACACACTACAAGTTGTTCAATGTCTTTATCAATGGACACGCCGGAAGCTACAACCAAAGATTCAAACGGCTTTTCTGAGTATATCGGAGGAGTAAAAGGTGGTGAAATATCTTTTGAAGGATTAGTAGTATATGACGATGCGTCAAATGCTATTGAAATGGCTGATTTTCTTTTGGCAAGAACTCAATTAACTTGTGTTTTTGGAACTGCCGAAACTGGAGACGCAGTTTATACTGCTGAAGCGTTTTTATCTAGTGTTGAAATGTCTGCTGAAATGGAAGCTGCCGTAACTTATAGCGGATCTTTAACCATTACCGGAGCAATCACTAAATCAACTAACTAATTAATTTTAGTTTACTTATATAGGGCCGCCGTCAATATTTGGCGACGGCCTTTTTTTACATTAATTTTAAACCTTAAAAAATGACAAACAAAAAAAGAGGTTACATTGACATCAAAGTTGGTAACAAAAACAGAACTCTTCATTTCTCAATGAACTTTTGGTCGGAATTTACCGAGCAATTAGGAATAAATTTAGCCGATATTGGCGGAGCATTTCAAAACGGAATATCAATAAAAGGATTAAGAGCCTTAGTTTATTCTGCAATCTTAGCAAACGACCAAGAAAACGGAAACGAAATAGATTATAATTTATTTACTGTTGGCGCTTGGTTGGATGAATTAGACGCTGAAAAAATTAATGAGATTGTTGAGGTAATGCTACAATCTAAAATTTTAGGTAATAGTTTAAATGGCGAAACTGAAACTAAGGGAAAGCGTCAGCCGTCAAAGAAGAAGTAAATTTTGAAACTTTAACTGATCACTACATTGGATTAGTTGGAATAAATCCTAACGATTTTTGGCGGCAAACCTGGAGAGAAAACGCTTTAATTGCGCAACACTATCACAACAATATTAACTTAAATTGGGAGCAAACTCGTTACATTGCCGTAATGATTCACAACGTGCAATGTGAGAAAAAATCCCAAATGTTAAAGCCTGAAGATTTATTTCAATTGCCTAGTGATATTGTAAGAAAAAAGAAACGCTCAGAGCCTAAGTCTACCAAAAAACAAATGGATGATTTTATGGCAAAATATGAATCAATGACTAACAAAAAGACGTTAAATTAAAAGCGTCTTTTTTTTTGTATTTTTGTTTCAACTTATTTAATACTATGGCCGAACAGAATTTAAAAATAAATATTACCGGAGATTCCTCCAAGTTAAAAAACGCACTAAGTTCTGCGAGTTCTAAATTATCAAGTTTTGGCTCAAAGATGCAAAGCGTTGGAAAGTCATTATCAACAAGACTGACTTTACCTTTAGTTGCTGCCGGTGGTGCCGCTACAAAAATGGCTTTTGATTTTGACAAGTCTATGACTTCAATTCAAGCGCTTGTAGGTGTTACCGCAGAAAAGGTTTCTGAAATGGGTGAAGCCGCTAAAAAAATGGCGGTTGATACTGGTAAAAGTTCAAAAGAAGCAGCCGAAGCATTGTTTTTTATAACCTCAGCGGGTTTACGAGGCAAAGAGGCAATGGATGTTTTAGAAATGTCTTTAAAAGCGGCGGCAGTAGGTTTAGGAGAAACAAAAACAATTGCTGATTTATCAACTTCAGCAATGAACGCATACGGCTCAGAAAATTTATCTGCCTCAGATGCAACTGATATATTGACGGCCGCAGTTAGAGAGGGAAAACTTGAAGCGTCAGCGTTAGCCGGTGCAATGGGTGGAGTTATTCCAATAGCATCAAATATGGGAGTTTCTTTTGATGAAGTTGGTGCCGCAATGGCCGCAATGTCAAAAACTGGAACAGATGCCGCAAGTGGTGCAACACAATTAAACGCTATTTTAACTACAATAGCAAAACCAAGTTCGGATGCTGAAAAAGCCTTTAATAAAATGGGATTTACCTCCGATTCATTAAAAAAATCATTAGCGGAAGATGGTTTGATGGGTACGTTAGTAACCTTAAAAAATGGTTTAGCTAGAACTGGGCAAGAATTTACAGATATTGCGCCAAATGTAAGAGCGTGGAAAGGGGTTTTAGATTTAACTGGCTCGTCAATGGAGGACAATATTCAATTGTTTGACAGAATGACTAGGTCAAGCGGAGCAACTCAAGAAGCGTTTGAAAAAACTGCTAAATCTGCATCATTTAAAATGACGCAAGGATTTAACGCAATGAAGGAATCTTTAATGGAGGTTGGTCAAGTTATTATGATAACAGTGGCGCCATTAATTAAAAGATTAGGAGATTTTTTTACTTCACTTTCTGAAAAATTCAAAGCGTTATCGCCACAAACAAAAAAATTAATAGTTGTTTTAGCGGGTATTGCTGCGGCTTTAGGGCCAGTTATAGCGATTATAGGTACATTAATGACAATGGCTCCGGCTATTGGAGCGGCGCTTTCTGTTATGATGGGGCCGATTGGTTTAATTGTTGCGGGATTAACTGCGATTTCAGTTGTAATTTATAGAAATTGGGCGGGAATACAATCCGCTTTGGTAAAAATAGGAAACTATTTTATAGAATTATACAACAATTCATTGCCTATTCAATTAGCAGTAAATACGCTAATAATGAATTTTAAAAATATGTTAGCCGTTGGAAAGTTTGTTTTTTCCACTTTTTTAACAATAATAAAAACTTTTGCAAATAATTTTATAACACTATTTAAAGGAATAGGCGACATTTTAATGGGTGTTTTTACCTTTGACAAAGACAAAATTGTTCAAGGGTTTACAGACTTAACAACTGGCTTAAAAAACAATTTTACAACTGCATTTGATGCAATTAAAACAGACGCCTCAATATTAGGTGGATCTGTTGTTGATAATTTTAATGAAGCGATACAACAAAAAACAATTGCAAAAATAGTTATTCCGGTTGAAATGGCGGTTAGTGGTGCCGGAACAAGTGAGGAAAGTATTACACCAAGTGCCGGTGGCGGTGGCGGTGATGGTAGTGGTTTTGGAGGTGTTCCAACAAGACCAATGGCAACCTCTGCAATGGAAGGAATTAGCGGAGCGGGAATACAAACTCCGATTAGTGATATGATTGCAGCGGATACTGAAAGGATGCCACAAGCATTTGCAGAGCAACAAGCAGTTTTGGCAGAAAATAGATTGTTTGCATTACAACAAACGGCTCAATTTAATCAAAGAGTTGGCCAAGTTATAAGCGGAGGTTTGCAAAATTTAGCGTCAGGAATGGCGGCGGCTTTAGGAAATGCAATTTCTTCAGGTGGAAATTTAGCCGGTAAATTATCAAACGTAATTTTGGGAAGTATTGGAAGTATGGCTATGCAATTAGGTAAATTAGCTATCGGAATAGGTATTACATTGAAAAAAATTAAAGTTGCTTTTAAATCATTAGCGCCAGGTGTTGCTATTGCAGCTGGTATTGCTTTAGTTGCTTTAGGAAGTTTCTTTAAGGGAAAAGCGTCATCAATTGGCGGCGGTGGCGGAGGCGGCGGTGGCCGAAGAGGTGGCGGCGGTAGTGGAAGCAGTAACACCGGAGGAAATCCCGCCGGAGGTGCGACGGCTTTTGCAAATGGTGGAATTATTAGCGGCCCAACAATGGGATTGGTTGGTGAATATCCAGGAGCAAGACAAAACCCGGAAGTTATAGCGCCATTGAACAAGTTACAATCTATTATGGGCAAATCTAAAAATGGAGGAAATATAAATGTTAGCGGAGAGGTTAGAGTTGATGGTCAAGATTTATTGATTGCAATAGAACGAGCAAACGAAACTGCGGGAAGAGTTTACTAAAACAAAATAATGGCATACGGCGTAAAATATAGATTAGAGTTTTCCGATGTTTTAGGATATGGAAAAAAAGTTGAAATATTAAAAAAAGATTATACCGGAGACGTTCTTCCAATGGTAGGTGGCGCAAATCCGGTTTCAATATCTTGGCAATCTTCAAATGATTTTTACAATCCAATAATTGGCTCAAAGTGTCAATTATCTTTGTTTGTTACTGATAACGTTTCTTATGATGATTTTTATAAATTCGACGAACGAGAATACAAAGTTGTTGTTTATTATAAGCAAACGCAATCAAATCAATATAATGATCGAGTTTCTAACGATGGCGGAAATATTGAAAGTATTGATTGTGTAAGTAATTTAATTGACAATTATACAGATACGGATGTTTGGGCAACTTATTGGTCAGGTTTTTTAGTTGTAGATAGATACAAAGAAAAAATGATTTCAACGCCTTTTGCGGTAAGTTTTAACGCTTTTGATGGATTAGGTACCTTAAACAATTTCAATGGCACAATTGGCTACAATAACAACAATGCGCCAATAAATATAACAAACCTTGAACGTATTTCAGAAATACTTCAAAATTTAGATTTAGATTTAGACATTTACATTGCATCTGATATAAAATACAGAACATTTGGCCCGGTAACAATTAGCGATTTTGAAAATATAACAACTTTAGATTTTGGTTTTGATGAACTAAATGGCGATTATGGATTGCTAAACGCAAAGCAACAATTAGAGTTGTTATTAAAACAATTTAATTTAAGAATATACCAATCATTTAATAAATGGTATATTGTTGAAGTGACAAATATTTTTGATTATTACGTTAAAGATATTATTTACAATGAATTACAACAAACATCAGTTACACCTACAAATATTAGAAATAGAATCACAACACAATATGAAAGCACCTCAAAAGAATATGTTGATTTTAGAAAATATAATTATTTAGGTGCTAGTATTGGAAACGAACGCAAACAAATACTTTTTAGCAATGAAAGCGATATAAAAGAAACCGGAAATAGTTTGTCAAGAGAGTTTTTGCAACCGGCATCACAAGTTCATATTGTTGGTAGTTATTTAAAAACAAAAAACGCTTTTTATAATTCAGGTTTTGAATATGGAGATTTTGGTTTTAATATTTTAGAAAGTCAGTCTGTTTCATATGGTTTTACGATAACAAATCCAGGTAGTGGTTTTTTTCCTGATGGCACAAGAAACTACACGCCAACGGGTGGAAGCGGTACCGGTATGATTATAAGTGCAACAATATCTAGTGGAGGTGTTCAATCTTTTGTAATTACAAACAGAGGACAAGGATATTTAGTTGGAGATATATTGACAATTCCTTTTGACGATGTTTTTGGAGTAAATTCTACTTTTGAAATCACTTACATACCATATTACGCAGAAATAGCAACAGATGAAATATCTTTTAAAGGTAGGCGTTCTTTAAAGTTTACAGATATTGCGCCAACTAGCGGCTTCTTACAAATGTTTTCTTTTGAAACCGAAGTTTTTAATCCACAAGAGGTAAAATATTCAGATTTTACTTGTAAACTAAAATATTATTTTAATTTTTTAAATTCTCAAAACTCAGACGTTTCAGCAATATTTCAATATTCAATTTTTACAACATTAGGAAGTGTTGGGTATTTTTGGGATGCCGCAACCGGAAAGTTTTCTTCAACTTATGGAGGTACTAATTTAATAACAACAGTAACGCCAAACAAGTGGGTTGATTTAAACATTTCTTTAAACGATACTGATTTAAATATTGGCACAGATACAACAACAACAATTAGATTTATTATATCTAACACAAAATGTTCAGATTCTGATTACAATACAACGTATTTTGATAATATGCAGATATTGCAAACTAAAACATCGGCAGACCAATCAAATCAAACATTTATATCTAAACTCACCAACACCGGCATAAATACAAATATTAAAAAAGTTACTAGAATACCTGACCAAAAGTCTGGATATTTTAGAACTAGAGACGCAAATCCTACAACAACATTTAAGCCAAATAGTATTGATTTAATGAATGTTTTAGGTAAAAATATATCTAATGATTATAGAGACTATGTTACAAGATATACTGGAACTTTTAGAAACTTAAAAAGGGAGCCTATGTCTATTCACAATAAAATATGGTTTTATTTTTCTGCAAATAATTATGATCCACAATCCACAATAATTGATGGACTTACTTATAACTTAAAAAATTCAGAGTTTCAAGTTACGTCGCATTTGCCAAATAATGATGACGATACTCCAACAACTAGCATAATAAATTAAACTTTTTCTTTTGTTTTGTTTGTCAGCCGTCGTTTAACAACTTTGTTACTCGGCGGTTTTTTTAAAAATAATTTTTTTATTTGAAAGTTTTTTTTTATTTTTGCATAACAAAATAAATAGAAAATATGTTTGAAAACAACTTCAAAGCCGAAATGAAACGGCTAAATTTAAAGCGTTATGATGTTTGTAGATTGCTAGATTGCACAATGCCAACATTAAAATCACGTTTACAAAATCCAAAATCTTTTACAATTAATGAAGTGTCAATATTACAAGGCGCTGAATTTAATTTGAATGGAATTGAATTAACCTTAAATTTTTAAATTTTATGAAAACAATAAACATTAAAGGAAAAGAGTACATCACAGTTAATGAGCGATTAATTTATTTTAGAAATACAAATCAATTTGAAGGCTTTGGAATTAAAGAGGATATTGTCAGTATTAATGATACTGAAGGTATTTTTAAAGTAACAATATACGATTCTAATGGAGAGGCTATTGTATCGGCACACGCACAAGAATACAGAGATTCAAGTTACATAAATAAAACTTCTTTTGTAGAGAATGGATTTACCTCCGCTTTAGGTAGGGCGTTAGGTTATTTGGGAATCGGAATAGATACTTCCATAGCATCTGCAAACGAAGTTCAAAACGCCGTTACAAATCAAAAGTCAGACAATAAAAAATGGCTAACTGAATCACAATTAAACGCAACTTTAAAGGCTACAAAAGACCAAGCCGAAAAGGTTTTAAATACGTTTAAAATGAAAAAAGATTACAGAGAACAAATAGTAAATAAGTTTAATTTAAAATAGTAAAACAATGAGTAAAGAAACAATCTACTGCGGAGGCGGTAAACAAGTAAAAGGAGAATACGGAACTTTTAGAGCCGTAACAATTAATCTGTCAAATCTACCGGCAGAACATATTTTTGAATATGAAGGAAAAAAATATGTAAAGCTAAATATTAGCGATAAAAAAGAGGCTGACCAATACGGAAAAGATGTATCGGTTTCTGTTAATACTTGGAAGCCTGAGGCACAAACTGAGCAAAAAGCAAAAGCGGCAGCTCCAGTAAATGATTTACCATTTTAGGTAATTGACAAGCAAAAAACAATAAGCGGTTTCATATTGGAATCGCTTTTTTTTATAAATTATTTTTTTAATTGAAAGTATTTTTTTAATTTAGGCAAATATTAACATTTAAAATCTTAAATTATGGAAAACGATTTAATTAAATTTTTAACAATGCAAGTTGAGGCATTGCGAAAACAAAATGAAAAATTACAACAAATTTTAAAAGAACAAACAGATTACATCTGTGACAATAGATTATAGAAATATGAATAAATCAAAAACTAGAATAGGATTAACAACTTATTTATTGCTATCAGTAATAGTGGCAATAATTATTCTTTTTATAACATCAATCGTTAAATAAAAAACAAATGGAAACAAAACAAAAAGAAGTAAAAGCGTTATTTGACACAAACGAGGAATTATCATTCATCGCCTGGAATAAGCGCATCAGGTTTAAAAGCAATATTTAAAAAATCAGTTTATCACTTTTTAAATCAAAAGCCTTTTGAATCCTCTGCAATGGCGTTAGGTACTGCGGTACATTGCGCAATGTTAGAGCCTGAATTGTACTATAAAGACTTTCACGTTATGCCAAAGATTGACAGACGTACAAAGGCGGGAAAAGAGCAATTTGCAATGGAGCAAGAAAAGGCGGAAGGTAAATCCTTAGTCGCATTTGATGATCACCAAAAAATAACTGCGATTCTTAACAACTTTAGAAATCACGATTTAGCACAAAAATACTGCAAAGGCGAAATTGAATTGTCGCATTATTTAGAACACGAGGGTTTGCAAGTTCGTGTGAGGCCTGATTGTTTAAATAGAGTTGAAAACTTTATTAGTGATGTTAAAACGTGCCAAGACAATGCACCAATAGCGTTTAAAAGAGACGTTTACAAATACGGCTATCATTTACAATGCGCATTTTATTCTGATATGTTAGGAATACCGGCAGAAAATTTTAGATTTATAGCGGTTGAAACTAATTATCCATTTTCGGTAGAGGTTTACGGATTAAGTGAGGAAATGATTGAACAAGGGCGTAAGGGTTGGAAAAGAGCGTTTGGCGATTGGAAAATATATAAACAGACCGGAATTGTTTCAGGCTATAATTGGAATGAATTTTCTGAAGATGGAAGTTTAATTTTATAAAATAGTATATGTTTGAACAATTAGAATTACTAAGAAACTTAATTATAAGACACTTAAAAAAAGACCCAAAAGATAGAAGCAGAGTTAGAGAGGTTGTTGATGCTAAAAAAATATTTTGCTTAATTGCTTTTTATGAAGTTAAAGGATTTAGATATGTGCAAGTCGGAAAATTTTTAAATATGAATCACGCCACAATTGTGCATCACGTCAAAAGCGCTAAAGACTTATTTAAGTTTGATCCTTATTTTAGAGAAAATTACAAATTAGTTGAAAATAATTTTTTTATGGAAAACCAAGAAGTATTAATTACAGATATTGAAAGCGAAATAAATATTTTACTTTTTAAACTTGGTAAATTAAAAGACAAACGAGAAGAATATTTAAATAAAAAAGAAGAACAAAAAAAATTGGCTCAATTTGAGACTGATGACATTGTTAGAACTGAAACATTAACCCAACAAAAAAAACCTTTACTATGGACAAATTAGAAATAAAAATTGAAAAATCAAAAAAAGACCATTACAACGTAACAATTTACAAAGACAACAAAATGTTTTTTGCAGAATTAGAGCGTTCAGAAATACGTCATTTAATTGGCGTTTTAGACAATGCAATTTAATGGCTAGGGCAAATCCATACCAAAAGTATTTAAAGGGCGAGGATTTACTCCAAAGGGCCGTAATTAATTATATTCAGATGCAATATCCGAACGCAATTTTTACGCACCCAATGAATGAGGGTAAACGATCGCCTTTTGAACAATACAAATTGAAATATCTTGGCACAAAGCCTGGAATACCTGATTTACTTATTTTTACGCCAAACTCAAAAAGAAGCGGTTTAGCGATAGAATTAAAGTATAAGTATAACAAACCTACACCAAAGCAAAAAGAATGGCTTAAATGGCTTGAAAATTGCAATTGGGAGGCTATTTGTTTAAATAACTTTGACGATTGTAAAGAAACCATTGATAATTATTTTAAAAGCGTATAAAAATGAAGTACAAAATTATTTATTTTAATCCTGATTTACAAAAGGTGAGATACACGCAAAGCAAAACAATTGACGAATCAGTTAATTACAACTATATTGGCGAATCAACTAGAGTTGAATTTGATTTACTAATTGAATTGCTTTGGCACAAGTACGAGGATAGCGAGATTTCTCTCGAGGATTTTAAAAAAATCTTTGAAGAGTTAAGAAAATTTTGCGATTCTGTAAAATATCAGCTAAATTTGTAAAAATATTTTTTCAAAATGGAAAACAAGAAAAACTATTATGCCGTTATACCGGCAGAGGTACGATACGCTAAAAACTTAAAGGCTAACGAAAAATTAATGTATGGCGAACTGACCGCCTTAGCAAATGAAAAAGGCTATTGTTACGCCTCTAATGAATATTTTTCACAACTTTATCAGGTTTCAAAATCTACGATTTCGAGATGGATTTCTAATTTAGAAAAGAATGAATTTCTAAAAATAAAAATGATTTATCAAAAGGGAACAAAGAACATAAAAGAGAGAAGAATTTACATTTCTACCCTATTGACGAAAAGCGCAATACCTATTGACGAAAAGATCAATACCCCTATTGACGAAAAGCGCAAGGTTATATATATTAATAATAATATAAATAATATAAAAAAGAATAATATACGAAATGTAAAAGCGCCTTTATTTACTGAAATTACTGAAAAGGCGTTTCCACATTTCATTAGCCTTTTTCCTTTAAATTATAGACCGAAAACAAAAGCGCAAAAAAACAAATGGTTGGAATGTTTAGATAAAATTCAGCGCATTGATAAATATAATTTACGAGATGTTTACAACGTGGCAAAAGATTTAAGAGATGACCAATTTTGGGCGAAAAACTTTTTAAGTATTCTTAAATTAAGAAACACAGATAAAAACGGCATAAAGTACATTGATAGGTTTATGGATGATTACCGATCCAAAACTAAGCCAATAGGCTATAATA